ACCAGCACTCCCCGGCACGCCCTGATGGCCCTGGACGCCCTGCGGACCGGCACTCCCCGGCACGCCTTGATGGCCCTGGACGCCCTGCGGACCGGCACTCCCGGCATCGCCCTGATGGCCCTGGACGCCCTGCGAACCGGCACTCCCCGGCACGCCCTGATGGCCCTGGACGCCCTGCGAACCGGCACTCCCCGGCACGCCTTGATGGCCCTGGAATCCCTGCGGACCAGCACTCCCGGCACTCCCGGCATCGCCCTGATGGCCCTGGAATCCCTGCGGACCAGCACTCCCGGCACTCCCGGCATCGCCCTGATGGCCCTGGAATCCCTGCGGACCAGCACTCCCGGCACTCCCGGCATCGCCCTGATGGCCCTGGAATCCCTGCGGACCAGCACTCCCGGCACTCCCGGCATCGCCCTGGTCCCCCTGCGGACCCTCTGGCAACGTGAAATCAAAATCATACGAACACGACGCGCCCGCCGTGACCGACACCGCCGCCGATCCGCCCGACGTCGTGGTAACCGTGCCGACTGTGACCGTTGGACACGAACCCGACACGTCGCAATTGTTTTCAATCCAGTCGCAGTCGATTTCCAGACCGCACCCGGTCGACGACGCGGTTAGACCGTTGCCCGCCAAGTCGTCCGCGTTTACTTCGACACCGCCCGCGGAATTTATAACGATTCCACAACCGGCCGTGACGTTTAGTTGGCAGTCCTGCGACACGGACAAACCGTCGCCGGCCAGTTCGGTCGCGTTCACCGCGACGCCGCCGGACGACAAGATTTCCAGGCCGCAACCGGCCACGACGTCCAGTTCGCAACCCGACCCGCCCGCCGCCAATCCGTCGCCGGCCAAATCAGACGCGGAGGTTTCGACAGCGCCGGCGGAATTTATAACGATTCCACAACCGGCCGTGACGTTTAGTTGGCAGTCCTGCGACACGGACAAACCGTCGCCCGCGAGTTCCGTAGCGTTTACAGCGACGCCGCCGGACGACAGGATTTCCAGGCCGCAACCGGCCACGACGTCCAGTTCGCAACCCGACCCGCCCGCCGCCAATCCGTCGCCGGCCAAATCAGACGCTTCGACTTCTATGGCGCCCGCGGAGTTTACTACCACGCCGCACCCGGCCGTTACGTTCAGCGTGCAACTTGACGACACGGACAAACCGTCGCCCGCGAGTTCCGTAGCGTTTACAGCGACACCGCCGGACGACAGGATTTCCAGGCCGCAACCGGCGACGACGCCCAGTTCGCAACCCGACCCGCCCGCCGCCAATCCGTCGCCGGCCAGTTCGGTCGCGTTGACCTGGACGCCATTTGCCCCGTTTATGACAATCCCGCAACCGGCGTTGACGTTGAGTTCGCACTCGCCGGATTCGGATAAACCGTCGCCGGCCAGCGCCGTCGCGTCGACTCGCAATTCGCAATCAGTCCCGGAGGCTTCCAGCCCGCAGCCGGCCAGTTCCGACGGGTTCACTTCCACCCCGTTCGCGGAGTTTATTAGGATTCCACATCCGGCGTTGACGTTCACCGTACACGACCCGGATTCGGACAAACCGTCGCCGGCCAACACCGTCGCGTCGACTTGTAATTCGCAATCAGTCCCGGAGGCTTTCAGCCCGCAGCCGGCCAGTTCCGACGGGTTGACGTTCAAACTGTTTGCCGAATTTACGACCAGTCCACAACCGGCGTTGACGTTTAGTTTGCAGTCGCCCGATTCGGACAACGCGTCGCCCGCCAGTTCCGACGCGTCAACTTGCAGTTCGCACCCGGTCCCGGACGCTTCCAGGCCACACCCCGCGACGTCGTCCGGGTAGAAGTCCAGCCCGTTCGCGGAATTTATGACAAGCCCGCACCCGGCGTTTACGTTTAGCTTGCAATCACCGGACTTCGACATAGCGTCCCCGGCCACCGTGTCGGCGTCGAAGACGACAGCGTTTCCGTCCAACGTCAAACCGCAACCGGTTTCGACGGCCAGTTCGCAGGAACCGGACGCCGCGTTGGCTATCAACCCGTTTCCGTCCAGGTCGGACGCGTCGACGTTAAACGTTTTGGTTACGTTGCCGTCGTTGTCCGTCGTTTCTTCGATTTCAATTCCGCAACCGCCCGCCAACGTTGCCGAATCGTCGTCGTCGTCGTCGGTACTGGCCATCAGGATATGAAATTCACCGGTTCTCCAATCCGGCGGACCGACGACGGGATCGTCGTCGAATACGTCGCACGAGGCTGCACAATTGGACGTCCAGATAAGCGCGACCAGATCGCCGGTTTTGATCGGTAATTGGTTTTGGTTCCAGGCCTCGACGTTCGTTGGACCGCCGGCGCTGCTGTTGGAACAATGCAATTCGATGTCAACGCACGACGCGACAGGGTTTCCGTCCTGGTCTGTTCCGCCGTCTTCCGCCGCTTTGCCGGAAAGGTACACGTGGCCCCCGGTCGTCGCGTACCAACGACCGTCCAAATTGACACAACCAACGATTTGGTTTTCGAACGCGACGCCCGTAAATAAATGTCCATAAACTTTTTGCGTGGTCGACGACGTAACCCAACTGGGGTCCGTCGACGAATCCCCCGGATCGCGTTTTGTGACCTGGTACGCGTCGACGCCGTCGGCGTCGCCCTGTTCCAAATGATCGTCCAGCTTGAACACGGCGACGTCGGTTCCGGACGTGTTGCCCAACCGCACCACCGCCCAGGCCGTTACGGGAAACGTTCCGGACGCGTTTACCGCAATGTCCAGAATTTGCGCGGACCCGGAACCCGACGCGACCAATTTTCCGGTTTCGCCTTCCTTCAAATCCGCAAAGCTTTTGGTGTCGAAGTCCGGGACTTCCACCTGGACCTGTACAACCCCTGACACGACCGCCCGGCCAATTTTCCCGGACGCGATAGGTTCCAGCAAAACAACCGGCGTTCCCTTGTCGCCGGCGACGGGTTCGCGCGCCTCCAACGCGACGCGTTGGTAGTATTCGTCCGCGTTTGTTCCGACGTCGATAATCGAATCGTGCGCCGCCAAGACGTCGAACCGTCCGCGGTCATCCAGCGAATCATTCCGGACCAGGACCACGCCAGTGTTCCTGGTCACTTCGTCCGCGTTGCGCCCGGTCGACTGGTGGCGGTCCAGGTAATGCTTTGCAGAATCAATAAACGTGTTGAACGTCCGCGCTGGTATTTCCAGGGGATCGCCGGCGTTGACTTTGCGCATTAGATCCCCAACCCCGACAAGTCGGAATAGGTGTAGACTTGTTCGACGTACACCGCGATAGGCTTCTTAACCAAACGCTTCGCGGTCGTGTCTTCGGCGTCTTCGTAGCGGACCCAAAGGTAGTCCCAACCGCGTTTAGTGATTCCCGTAATCGACCCGACGGACAGTCCCGTCGCGTTCGGTTGTGCCGCGAAGTTGTAGGTTATCGACCAGTCGTCTTCGCCCTGCTGGGATCCGGACGCGCCCAAGAACAGACATTCGCCCGCCGCCATCCCCTTAAAGGTTCCGTTGTTCACGCAACCGGTAAGCCCCATCAGCGTCAGCTTGTACGCGGCCGTCACGGTCGTCGTGGACAGGTCGTGCGTTTCGCTGAACCGGTATTGCGGGATTGTGACGTCGACGCCCTCCACCGAATCATTCGTGACGCCGATAAGGTTCTCGAAGTCCGGCGCGGTTCCGCTTGCCGCGTAACTGTTCACCGTCGCAATGCTGTTGGTTATGTGTGTGGTTCCGCCGCCAGTGTCGAAATCATACGCGCCGGATTCGGTCGGGTTTTGCCCCTTTTTGATTCCGTATTTGACCGCAGAATTCCATTCGTTTTCGCCGACTCGTTCCAGCGTAATGGTTTGCCGGTATAGCGTCCGGCTTTGATCGTCGAACACGTACGACGACGGCGACGTCGACACGACGGCGTTGTACGCGTCGTTGTCTTCGTCCGTGCCGGCGACAAGGTATTCCAACGTCACGGTTGCGGAGTCCGCCGAAATGGACCGTTTCCGTGAGTCCCACTTTTCCGCGACGGTAACCGTCATCCTTCGCCCCTAGTTTGTGAACAATACGCCGCGCGACTCCGCCAACTTTTCGTCTATCGCCCTGGTGCTTTTTGCGGTCGATTCGGTCGCCTTGGCGGTACGTTCCGCCGGCCCGCCGGATTGCATCCCGCGCAACGCGAACGCGGAAAACGTTCCGCGGGTTTCGGCCGCTTTTCCAGCAGTTCCGGCCGCGGCGCCCAATTTGTTTTTCAAGTCCTGGACCGTTGGTAGTCCGCCGATTTCATCCGGCAATTCGTCGCGTTTTGATCTTGCCAGCGCAATAGCTTTCCGCCATTCGTCTTGCGCTTTGTTCAAATCGCGTTGTGTTCCGGACAGCGACGCGGCGTGTTTGCGGTCTATTGCCGCTTTTCTTCGCCCTTGTTCGCTGTCCAGATTCGACAACGTGTCCCGGCGCTGTGCGTCGATTGCCGCCAGTCGCTTCCGGCGGTCCCGGTCGCGGTCGCCGACGCCGGACAGCATTGTGTCCCGGCCCGCCGCATTCCCGGCCGCGACCCGTTTGTCGATATCTTTTTGTTGCGCGGTTGTGTCTTCGCCGGTTACCAGGCTTTTCAGCTTAAGCCAACCTTTTTCGATAAACCCAATTGAAGTCCGCCAGCCCGTTTGTAGCGCGTTCAAGAATAGCGCCCACACGTCTTCCATGAATCCGACAGTTTCAACCCATCCGGACGACATCCCCGACAGCGCGTTGACCAAATTTTTGGACGTGGCGAAAACTGCATTTGTCCACGTCTCTTGGAAAAACGTCGACGCGGTTTGCCAAATGTTGTTCAAGAAATGGACGCCGCGTTGCCATTCCATTTTTAGCGTCAACCATAGAATTTTTGCCGCCAGCGCAATGTCCCCCGCCGCCATTGCGTCGCCTATTCCTCCCATCGTTTTTATTGCCACGTCCTTCAATCGCACAAAATGCTTCGACAACCAGGACAACGCGACGCCGCCGGCGGTCGTTGTTGTCAACCAAGTGGCAGTCAGCGCGACCAACTGCGCGCCGACTAGTGCAATTGCGCCAAGAACAATTCCGACAGGCCCGGCCAGCATTGACAACGCCGAACCAAACAAGCCAACGACGCCGGTAACGCCTGATACGATCATCCCCAAACCGCCAAACGCGGTTCCGAACGCCACCAAACCAACGCCGACGGTCAAAACAACCGCGGCGACTTGCGCCAACAACACGACAAGTCCGCGGTTTTGTTCGGCCCATTTTGTGAACACGACAATAGCGTCGGACAACGCGGACGCGATTGTCGCCAACGACGGCAACAACGCCTTGCCAACCGCCGCCGCCGCGTCGTCCAGGACTCCAAGTAGTCGTTTCCACTGGTTTTCGAATGCACCCGCGGAACGGATCGCGTCGCCCTGCGCGGCCGTCGTTCCCCGCATTATGATTGCAAGACGCGCGAAGACTTTTTGTTGTTCTGTGGCGTTCTTCGGGTCAATTCCCTGGTTGAATAGTTCTTGATTGACCGCGGCCATATTCACGATCACGCCGTATTTTTTCATCACTTCGGACGAACCGGTTAGCGCGGCGTGGAGGTCTCGCAACACGTCGGCGTCGGCCTTGTTGTTGAACGACGCTAGGTCAATCGCTAGCCCGGTCAACTGCTTCGACATATTCGTCGCCGTTGCCGCGTCGAAACCCAACGGAACAAAAAGATCTTGCGTGCCGGCCATGAAATCGGCAATTTGTTGTTTCGAACGTCCCACTTGTTTGGCGAAGTTGTCCGACCAGCCTTTGACCGCTTGCGCGTTTGCGCCGAATACGACGTTGAATTTGTTCATCGTTTCCTGGAGACGCGACGCCGCTTTGACGGCGGGAATAAACGCGCCCGCCATTGCGGCGCCGATGGCGATCATTTTCATTCCGGCCGCGTTGACCGCTGCGCCAAACGCACGCAGTCGCGCCCGTAATTTTTTCAACCCGCGGACGACTCGGTTGTCGTCTAGCCACATTTCGATAAATGCGGCCCCCGCGCGGACTCCACGTGCGCCGGCCATCAATTACCCCTCCCGACAATGTCCGGGTTTTTTCGGTCGACGAACACGTCGCGAAGAACCGTGATTGGTGCCGCGCGGACTTTCTTCCGCTGTGTTGTCGGGTTGAAATCCGACGGTTTCAACGCTTTCGACCGCTTCGGATCCCGGTTCGCGTTGGCGACCAGACACAACACGTGCGACGTATGATTCCACATCTCGCGTTGTCGCCCGTTGACCATGTGCACCAGTTCCCGCAACGTAAACGGCCCTGGATCGACGCCAACGACGCCGGCCAGTTCAAAGATTATTCGCCAAATTCCGCCGCCAGTGTTTCCCTTAGCTTTGTCTCGAAATCCGTCTCGTTTATCCGTTCCAGTGCCGCCCCCATCGCTACCGATTCCAGGTTGCGCATTTTCTCCAGCGCTGCCGCTAGAATCGTCCGCTTCGCCGGCGGGAAAAAATCCACGATTTCCGCCAACAACGCGTCCGCGGCGTTGTGGATCGCATCCCCGGCCATTGCCCGCCCGAATTCTTCATCGGACACGCCCTGTTTGTCGGCTTCTGGTTTGCACACGACATAGACGACGTCACAGACCAACACCGGATCCGCGACCAAACGTTCGATCAAATCGCCGTCGACCACGTCCAACAGGTTGACTTCTAGCAACCCCTGGACGCGTTTGATTGTGTCGACGTTGACTTGTACCGCCCACGTGCGGCCGGCGTTGTCTGCAAACGATTTCAAGACGTGTCCCCCTGGTTAGCTAACGGTCATCCACGCCGTGCCGCCGTTCTCCGTTTTGACTGTCGGTTTGGCAGTCACCGAAACCGTCACCGCTTCTTCCAACGATTCGTTTCTCGAAAATCCGACCACCATCATTTCGGAGTCGAGGCCCTGCGTTCCCGACGTCGACCGATCGCCGTCCGTGATGGAGAAAAACACCGTGGTTCCGTTGTTGAATGCGGATTGCATGGCGCCGAATCCGCCATCGGACGTGTCCCACAACATTTCGAATTCAAGCGACGCGTCCTTCAATGTCGCGACGGATTGCCGCCACCCTTCCGCCGCCCGTGTCGTAACGTCCGCTTCGGCCGTTTCCATCGAAAGCGACAAGTCCCGAACGTTCGTCATTTCGGTGTATGAACCGGCGGAGGTGCCGTAGTAAAGCTTTGCGTTGAGTCCCAAAACGATTGCCATTTGTGTTCCCCTTATGGAATAGAGTTCCGCCATAGCGCGGCGAATTTTGGTTGTTCTTTTGCCAGCGCCGGCCCCATATAGGGACGCGGCGCGATTGTGCGGCGTCGGCCGCGGATAGTTGTCGACCCGCCAAATTCCAACGTAGACGGCGCCGTGTGGTCGTCGGAACGGACGCGCGCAGGACCAACGACCACGGATTCGGAACCGGCGTCGTATGCGAAGAAAAGAAACTTTCGCAACGTCCCAACTTGCGACCGTGGCGGTTCCCCTGGTCGACTCGACGCCTTCGGCCGCTTAGGTTTTGGACGTCCCGCGACTAGTGCGGCGTAGTTCCTTCGGTGGAACGACTCCGCTTCCGCTTCGGACATCTCCGAGAATTTTTTCATCTTCGCCGGACGAATCGACGACCGCGCGGCGCGACGCACAAACGCGCCTTGCCGGGACAACACCCGCAATTTTGCGCGCTTTACTTTTTGTTGAACGTGTTTCCGGTCAACAAAATTCCGCGCGACTTCTTTGATGGACATTCCGATCATCCGATGCCCGCAATCATGATTCCTGACATGTTCGATTCACCGTCGCACCTTGGAACGTATTAATGTCGAAGTACGGACACTCGTACCCCGGGGCACAATCTGACGACGTTAGCTGGTATTGTTCGTAGTTGTAGTTCCACGTCCACGTGCAGTCGCCGGGGTCCACTTCCTCTCGATACAGGGGGAGGAACACCCTATAGGCGAGACGAATAACGGAAGTGAATTGGCGAAACTTCGAAAAATGGTCCGGCGCGAAAATCGGATCGACAGTCGTCCGCACCCAATGCGCCGACGTGTAACCCGCCAAACCCGCGCCCGTGAATTCGTCGGAAACTTCCTGGACCAAATCCATTAGCGGATCAATTGTCGTATTCGCGTCCGACGAAAACCTTTTCTGGATACCGACGTCGATTGTGTATTCGTGTTCGGTATCCGCACGGTTGACCGGCGAAATGTCTTCCGACGACGGCACAACCGTGACGTGTAGCGTGTCCATATCTTTCAGGCGATAAATCGGCGCGTATTTTCGAACCGCCGTAAACGATTGCGTGAACGTCGCAGCGTTCAGCTTCGTAACGACAGCGTCGGCGATACTGTTGACAACGGCCATTAGGTTTCGTCAATCAATTTTGTGTGAATGCGCCAAGTATTTCCGTGCCGGTCCGACGGCCGGTACGGTTGGTCAGCGCCGGCGGACATGACTTCGTAAACGTATGTAGTGGACCCGCGCGTTTCGCTGATTTGGTCGCCGGCTTGCGGTTCGACAGTGACGGAATCCAACACCAGTTCCGACACCTTCACGATGTAGTCGCGGACCCGTGCCACGACAGTCGTTCCGCCGTATTCGTCGCCCATCTCCAACCGCGTGTCACCCACCAACGCCGTGACCGCCACCGTGTCGGATCCCCGCGCGTATGTGACCGACACGCCCGCGACCGCTTGCGCGGTCTTGAACGCCAGTGCATACGCCGACGAAAACGACACAACAATCCCCCGAAACCAAACGGACATCCGGGAACCGGGACGGGAAGTGGCGACCCGTCCCGGCCCCGGACGACCAGGAAAGCACCTAGCTAACCAACGTCTCGACATCCGACACGCCGTCCGACACGATGATCGGAACGCCGAAGGCTTCCGACGGGAACGGCGCAGGCGCGCCGGTCGCGTTGGTGGCGGTTCGCGACTGCTGCAACTGCTTCAGCGAACGACGCGACATAACCAGATAGTTGGGTCCGCGGCCGGCCGGGAACACCGACAACAGGTCGGCCAGCATCGAGTCCGACAGGGTTTTCCCACTGTCTTCGGTGACGTTGGCCAAACGACCGACGCTATATTTGCCGCCGATTTGCAGTCCCAACCATCCCTGGATCGGCGTGTAATACGCCGGATAGGAACCAGTCGAAGAACCGGCGAGACGTTGCACGACGGAATCTCCAATGTCGATTTTGCCATTGTCGCCGGCAATCGCCACACAATCATTCATATCGCCGGCGGACCGAATGGCCCACACGGACGACGCGGTCGAATCCGTGGTCCCGCCGCCGTTGACGACCATATCGTCGGACACGGCGTTCAGGTTGCCGTCGTCCGGCAAACCGTTGAACCCGTCCGCTTCGTTCCCCGTGCCGGAAAGGATTTGTTTTTCGGCGTGGAAGAATGCGGACTTGAGATGCCGCGCGGCCTCGCGACCAATGTAGGCTTCCGGCCCGCCGATGTAGGCGTCGGCCAGCGCTTTGTCGATTGCAAAACTGGCGTCCAAAATCTTCAAGTTGATTGTGACCAGCGTGTCGGCGGACTTCGTGTTTTCGAGTCCGTCATTCACGGCGCGGAAACCGACGACAGGCGCCGACGTTTCCTTGACGTATTTATGATCGGTCCCCGGAACGACGTCCGCGGCCAAACGTGCCAACAACGGCGCGTCGTCAAGCAAATCGGAAATGTCCCGGTCTGCCAAGTTGGCGTCGTTAATCGTGGTCAAATCGGAAAGTGTCAAGAATGCGTCGGCCATTGTGTTTCCCCTTCGAAATTTTCAGCCAAACCGGACCCGTTGCCGGCCTTAGTTGTTGTTGTTGATTCGAACAGCCCGCCGCAGAACAGCCGCGGCCCGCCCCATACGTCGCGCGTCCGCCGAAATGTCTTCGGCTTCCCCGTCGGCTTC